GCGTTTGATCCGCTAACACCAGTTGTTGCATTGCTTGTGCTTGTAGCTACGGTAACGCCAGTTACAGCACTTGCAGTATTAGAACTACTTATTTGTGTTAAAACAGTTGAACCAGCGCCTGGAGCACCATAATTTTGACCTGAATAACTAAGTGCGTGAACGTGACCAGGGTCTGTTACAGTAGAAGTAGATGTCGCTGTGTGGGTATGTGAGACAACAATCGCATCTGTAGAACCACCCGTAGCCCCTACAGCGTAAGAGTTACCAGCGCCCAATACAAAACTGTTTCTTAGGTCTGGTGTTCCGTTTTGCCCGTTACACAAATACCATCCGCTAGGAATAGCACCTACCGCACCCGACCAAATAGCGATTAATCCGCTTGGTACGCTTGCTTGACTTGTAGGCGCAACTCCAATAATTCCGTAAATATTGTCGTATGTTTGTATGGTGTTATAGCTTGAATCTTGTAGCACAAACTTATAGTTATATCCATAAGTCAACCAAATCTCAGTTTGGGGTCTGCCGTCAGTACCTAACACAATAGGATTGGTATTTGCATACACGCCACCATTGTCAGAATATGTCGCAAGGGATGTTGTACTCCCTGCTTGGTAAGTATAAATTAGACCGCCTGCAAGGGGTAGTCCAGTTGTGGTAAAGAATTGAAATCCGTTACCAATGGGTGATAGATTTACGCTCATTGTTCTTCCTGTTGATTTCTTTGACTTGCATATAATAAATCAGCTAGTGTATTTGCACCACCAGCACCTAATCCTACCTGACGGCCTATATTTTGCAATCCTTGAGATGCTCTACCAGTTGCATATAAACCTTCCCCAACCAATCTAGGCGTTTGGAAAGGCAAAGCAGCTAAATACATAGGGTTTGAAATAGCACCTAAAGCAGCACCGCTTTCTGCCATTCCCGCCAAACCTCTTGCAGTTGGTGAACTTAGAGCTTGACCAGATAATGCGTTGATAAATGGTTTACCACCTTCTGCTTCAAGTTGTTGTGCAAGATTTAATCTTTGCCCGTAATTTGTATTTACATTATTTCTAGTTAAACTTTGTAATTTACGCAAAGCAGTATCCGCAGATGATCTATTTCCTAAAGATAATGCTCTTTCTATTTCGTGAATATTGTCTGAGGCCAAAGAATAATCAGCCATTACATTTGAATATGTAGGCGCTTGTTCTGCTATGGTTTGTTTTATTTTGTTATAAACATTACTACCAACTCTTGCAGCATTTGTTTCTTCGTAAGGAACTCTATTATTAATAGCACCAATACGTTGTTTTAAGGCATCTAATCCTTCTGGAGTATGATACAAATCAGGATTTTCTTTTTCCCAATCTTTAATTTCTTCTTCTAATTTTGTTAAATGTTCATGAGCAAAATCATCTTTTACTTTGCCTTTGTATGATATTGAATCTTTTGCTTCTTTTAATTCTTTATTAATATCATCAAAACTAAGAACAGATTTATCATTAGATACGTCAACCATTCCAGATCTATATGCGTTACTTCTATTTTGCTTCATAACATTTAAGTTATGTCTTGCAGCATCTAAAGGTTGTGTAATTGGTACTTCGCCACGCAAATTTTGTATAAACGATTGATCTCCTTGCATACCTGCTCTAGCAGCATTAGCAATATTTTCAGCGCCTGTTCCAGTTGTCAAACCAAGAGCTGGAGTTGCTATATTCTTAACTAACCCAGTAGTTGCGGTAATTGGATTAGTTAATTCAGCCGCTCGTTCTAAACCGCCAACAATCTTAGCAGGCGCACCAACTTTAGAAGCAACCCCAGCACCGCCAGAAAGAACACTAGCCACATCACTAGCTACACCTACAGGGTCTTGGGATAATGCTTGTTTAAATCCTTCACTACTTCCATAGCGTTCTTTGTAGAATTGGGCTACCTGATTGGCAGTTTCAACCGCCTTATTAATTGCTTCTGGATGCTTGTCGTATTGGTCAATTAAATCCGCAATATGTTGTGGAGTTATATTTTTAAGTGTTCCTGCTCCAATGTCTAAAACTGTTTTTGCAGTTGTTAAAGGATGCGATACAGCTTCAACCAAACCTTTCCCAAAATTTAATGCACTTTGTGGAACATTTGTAATTGCTTGCAAAGGGACATCAGCCCAAGACATTTCTTCTTTCTTTGGAGTTTCTTTTAATAATTCAGCAAAATTTTCAGCAGTTACAGGTGTAGAAGACTTTTCAATTTTTCCACCTTTAACTATTTTAATAAAATCATCCGAAGAAATTGCCATTATTTAACTCCTGATAAACTAAGCAATTCATCTTTTTTAGTAAACAATTCTTTGATTTGTTTTTCAGACATTCCACCAAACATTTTTTGTAAATGCTTTTTATCTGATTCTGTAAGTTGTTCAGCAGTTTTATTACCAACAACACCAAGTAAATGAGATACATTTGGATCTTGGTTTAATTGATTAAACTTAGTTTCAAAAGCATTAATAGAACCTATATTTGGTTGATTTGGGTTTCCTTGAGAATTTAACACGCCTTGATGATACAGACGTTGAGAAGCCAATAATCCTTTATCGTTATAAATAATATCTTTTAGAGCTTCTTTATCTGTTCCAAATGAACCATAAGCAGATCTTTGCGATGCTTGATCTTGATTAGAACGTGCTGCTTCATTTCTAATTCTTTGCTCAAGATATTTCATAACTTCCATTTGCTCAGTATTGAGTCCAACGCCACCAGTTTTATCTGCAATAGCTTTTGCAATAGGCCCAATGTTTACATTTGGTTTTTCAAGCAATTTTAATATTCTATTATTAGTCAATTCTTGATTTGTAATTGAATCAGGATTTGCCATGTTAAGAGATTTATTAGATTCAGATGGCAAAGCAGACAATCTTGCAGATCTTGCTCTAAAAGCATCATATGTTTCGCCTGGAGCTATTTGCAAACCACCTTTAGCATTAAATTGAGTATTTAAATTAGTAGGGGCGTTTGGTGCTTGATTAACGTTTTGATTTGGAGCAACAACAGGTGCAACAGAAGTTTGGGCAACAGGTTGATTATTTGAAATTCCACCCTTAGATTCCATAAGACCAGGAGCTTGGGTAGGAGTTGTAACAACAGTTGGAGCAAGACCTTGTTTAAATTGAGTGCCAGGAATTGCCTCCCCAATTGTTCCCGCAAATGGATTTGTTTGGGTTGTTTGTCCACCACTTCCATAATTAACTGCAATTCCAGATGGAGTTAATGCAGATTTAACATCTGCAAAACTATCTAAACCAGATATAAAACGTTCTTTTTGAAATGATCTTAATTTGCCAGGAGAATTTTTAGCTACATCAAGATAAGGAGCAGATAATTCTTCAATTTTTTTAGGATCATCAATTCCTGAATTAGCAGCTTGCAATTTTGCATTTTGTTGCACTAATTTAATTAATCTATCTTTATCATCTGCTGTCAATGAATCTGGATTCTTTTCAGCTTGAATAACTAAAGGATCATTAATAATAGATATTTGACCAGATTGAATCTTTTTAGCTTTCTTTTCTGCTAATTCCATTCTATTTTTTTCAGCAGTAGTACCAGCTGTTTCGGATTCAGCAATACCTTTTTCTATTTCTGGATTTAATAATGCTTTAGCTTTTTTTAAATTTGTTTGTGCAAGTTCTGTTTGCGCTTGTTGTTGTTGCAAAGCCAAAGGATTTGTTTGTTGCGCTTGCTGATATGCTTGCGCTCCACGAGCAATATTCATTAAATCCGCTAACGAATTTTGTTGCGGAGGTGTAACTGTTATTGGTGAAAAATTAAATCCTGCCATTTTTTATCCTTTATCCTGGCCCATTACCTGGATTATTATTTGGGTTATTTTTCTGATTCAATAATGCCCATAAAGTTACATTGTTTCCTGCATTATTTAATGCACCACTATAAGCATTAGCTATGCCTGTTTGACCTTGTCCTAAAGCACTAGCAGACCCAATACCCAATTGTCCTTCTGTTGTAGCAGCATTTGTACTAGCTGCATTAACTGCGCTTTGACCAGTTTGACCAATGCCTGCAATTCCTGCTAATGTGTTGTAAATATTGTTACGTTGTGTTTGGAAATTATTAAAAGCGTTTTGATAAGCGCCTTGAGCATAATTTTGTGTAAATTGTTGTAAACCTTGAGCAGCGTTTCCACCACCACCATTTACATTATTTTGAGCGTTTAATGCACCTTGGCCCTGTGCCAATTGAAATGCGTAATTGGGTGCTAGATTTGCATTTAAGTCTTGGTCGCCAAACTGACGGGTTAAATAACCAGATCCTTGCCCCATTCCAATCGGGTTGCCACTTGCATCATATTCTTGATATGTGCCAGAACCAAGAGATCCAAGAGTATTTAAAGCGTTATAACCAGTAGCCCTTTGTGGAGCTTGTTGTTGGTTAATGGTGTTAAAGTTCTGTTGCTGAAGTGCGGTAGCATTATTTGCAGCATTGGCTTGCAAATTAGCAGCGTTATTAGCTGCTTGAGCTTGTTGACTTGCTCCAAATAAACCTAAAACGGCACTACCGCCTATTGCTGCTGCTACCCATGACATAGCTTATCCCCTTTTAATTGGTTATTTGAGTCAAATAAAGCTAGTTCATCAGGCTCAATTAACTCTTTCTCGATTTTATCTAAATTAGTCTTATTAGTCTTGTGAAATGTAATACCAATTGCATCTGTTACCGCCAAAGTGACTCTTTTTGTCCCTGGTTTTGAACAAATAATATCGCCAGGATATAAATGTTTCATTCCACCCTCAGACCACGCAATAATTTCACCTTTGGCGCACAAAAAGAAATGATCTTTTTTATGTACTTTTCCAACGATTAAAGTCCCTGCTGGTCGGGTCAATTTCCTACAATACATCCCACCCGAAAAATAATGCTCAGTCTTCAATTCTGCCTGTGGCATAACCGACATTTCTCTTTGAAGTCGGTCTATTTTTTCTCTAGTCGGGATGTGTTCTTTAGTTAGTTCCATATTAATTATTGTAATAGGGGACTTTGTACTGTTTGCCTTGAACCGTGACAATCATGAACCCAGCGGGTTTTGCTGGTAACGTAGCATTTCCCTGTGTCGCAGTTGGGGCGCTCGTAAAGTTCAAAAAGTTCAAAAAATACTGCATCCAAGGCCGACTAAGCCTATTTGTCTGCGGATCAAGAACAGGCGCTTGAGGTATGCCTTGTGTGACTTGGTTACTCAATTTTCACCCTCCGATGCCTTCAAATTAGCAGAAACGATTACAGCATTGACAGGATCAGTCACAACAACCTCGTAAACCCTATCCCTTGCCGTACCCATACGTCTCCAAATGGCACGATTCTTGTATTTACCTTCTTGACCGATTGTGACCCAATATTCCCGCGACCAAGTTGATCCACCATCATTTGACCATCTGAGCATAGCCTGTGGATAAGTTGTGGTTTTGGTCACATCTGTGGGCAAAGATACGCCAGTTGTCCCGACACCAGGTTGAAATTGGATCTGGAATTCGTCAAAGAATTGGCGTTGTAAATCTGTGACCAAATGGGGTGCACGTCTAAGTCTGCGGATATTTTGTCCGTTATCCGTATAATTATTGGGATCTAGTTCATAGATTTGACCGTTTTGCCAGTCTCCTACCAATACCATGTTTTGGAATACGGCAGAGCAATTGGCCCTACATCTGTGGTAAGTATTGGTGTTATCGCACCAAAGCCACTTGTGCCACATACTTGTTGTAATATCGTAGGCCCATGTAAGATCAAGAGTCGGGAAAGAGATTACATAAACCTCATGCCCTTCTAGCTGATAAGTAAACGCTACGGCATCTTGAACGTATTGATTGACTAAAGTATTCTCTACCGCATGGGTGGATATTCTCTGAGGAATATACCCGTTCATCATCATGATCTGAGATTGACCCCGAATATTACGGCTAAGGTAAGCAAAAGAATTACCAAGTCTGGCAACGCTAAATTTAGCCACAATTCCGTGCTGGGTAGATGTACCAGGGATTCTTTGAAATGGGAATGGGAATGTACCAGCATCCACCCAAACCTCGGATGATTCCTCACCCATTAAATAAACTTCTCTGTGATCAACAATAATTGAGACTAGGTTATCAGGCGCACCGTCTTTGTTTCCGTAACTAAGCGCTGGGGTGATAGGGCTAAGTATCCCAGATGCTGCCCATTGCTGAGTGCCTGGGTTGTTATAGACAAAGTAATTGTCCACAATGTCCACAATATCCGCACCGCTGAACGCACCGTCTGAGCTTGGCAATACGCTAAAGTTAAGCGCATACATGGTTTCAGATGTGGCCTCAGTTTGGCTTGGACTGACCTTATAGCTACCCGTTCCACCCGCTCCTGTACCAAAGGTCAACGTTAAGGTTAACCCAGTACCTGACCCTGTTGTTGTAGTCGATACGTTATTAATTGGCTGTGTTGTGTATGAACCTTGAGAGTAAACTGTCAATCCACTAACCACTCCGCCCGTTGTTATACTGGAAACGGTATAAACTTGTGGCGTAGACCCATAAACACCGCCCACAACCGTGACCTGATCGTTGACTGCGTATCCTGTACCGCCAGAAACAATTGACTGACTGAGAACAATATTATTGCCAAGTGCGGTAATAACTGTGCTAGATGTGACTCCAGATCCTTGGACTGTCTGGCCTAAATATAACGTACCACTAGCCACCGCAGTTACGCTTAATGTCGTAGCTGAGATTGTCCCAGTAAACACCGCAGCGACCGCAGTCGAGTTCATTGTCTCAGCAGTGGAAACTGTTTGGCTAATATTAATGGTGTATGTACCAACGCCACCCGATCCAGTTCCTAGTCCTGTGATAACGGTTTCCTGTGCTATTCCAACGCCAAAAAGCGACTGAGACACCCCAATCGTTCCGTTTTTAACCGCAGTTACTGTAAGCGTGGTTCCAGAAATTGTGCCTGTAAATACCGCAGTTGAGGGGCTAGAGATTCTCCAAGAATACCGATAAGTGCCGTCAGTAATATAAACGTAAGTGCCGTTGTCCGTAATTCCAACTTGCCCCGTAGTAGAGTTAAGTTGCCCGACAATTGTGGGAATAAATGTGCTTGTCAGCGAATAAACGTATTGACCGCAAACCGCAATTAATTGGGTACTGCCTGACAAAGTACGCATCCCACGAATAGGCGCTTGGTTTTGAAACGCTACAACAGATGTTAGACCTGGCGTTGGATACAAAGCGACCACACCCCGAGTACCTGGGGCTTTTAAAGGATCGACCTCTGGCCTCCAATTTATGCACTCTTGAGCATCTTGGTATATAGACGGGGCTGAATAGGATGGGCCAACAAAGCCAAAGTCTGCCATTATTGAATATCTCCATAACGTTCACCATCACGGATTCTTCTAATTGTTGATTCACCAACATTAAAACGTCTAGCTATTTCAGCAATATATTGTGAATTCAATAAAACTCTAATTTCACGGACTTGATCATCAGATAAAATTCTTGTTGCTTTTAAAGGTTTTCCTGCTTTAGAAGCACTTATTTTTGCTTTAATTTCTTCTGATAATTTAACCCCGTTTCTAGTTCCATAAGAACCTTTTCTTGTTTTTGACCATTTTTCTTTTTGCTCTTCAGAATGAGTTTTTCCTTTAAATCCATTAGTTTTAACTAATTTCCAATATTCATTTCCCAACATTTTTTCTTTATGTTCTTCAGTATGTTTATAACCTGAAGCTCCTTCGCCTCCATCTGTAGCATTGACTAATTTAACACCAAGTTTTTTATATTTATCAATTAACTCGGCTTCACATAAAAAAGCCAACTCTTCATCTATTCCATCAACAATAATTTTAGGAACAAAGCCATGTTTATTTACAACTCTATGCCAATATTGATTACGCCCAGCTTTTTGATTGCAACGTTTTCCTTTGCCTTTTCCTATATAGAAAACTGCATTGGTATCAGCTTTTAAATGTTGATAAACGTAAAACTCAAACACTTTAAATTAAACCTTTTTATTTCACTATTTTACAAAAATTAATACTAATTAGCGAAAAAACCCACCGCTAAGTATCCAACCTGCATCGCGCTGTCTTCCAACTAACAAAGAATCAGCGTAGGTTGAAACGATTGCAGGGTTCATGTTTGTGCGCTTCACAGTAGACTTAGACTGCGCTGCGAACTTTTGAATCATACCGATTTGCGTAGGACTAGCCTTGCCGTACATAGGCATTAAACGCTCTGCCAGACACCACCGCAAAGCCATGTTGTAGCCCTGTGGCAGATTAATGTTGTCGTTTATTGTGGTGAATTGTTGAAATAATTGATCCACAAATATGTGCATTTCGCCCTGACTTGGGTTAGGCCACACATAAATATTGCCTAAAGTCTCAGTTGGTTCGTAATAAATCGCTTTAGGCCAAGGCCCGTTCAACGTTTTAAGGCCAATCATTTCGTACTGCTCAATATTTAGCACCGAAACGGGATAGTCTAGACCACCGTTTGTGATGGGTTGACCGTTGGAATAGGTGTTAATCCTGACAAAACAGGAATTTAACCTAAGTGGGCGCTGATAATAAGACTTTATTGATCTGCTTGTAACTGGAGAAGCATAATAGGTATTAAGTAAGTAAGTGCCTGCTTCGTTGACGTTATTGCCTGCGCCAGTTAACATTTGGGTAATTGTTGTGCCAGATGTAATTCCTGTTCCACTTAATGTTTGGCCAATCGATATACCACCGCTTTGGATGGATGTGATTGTCAAAATGTTATTTGTGATACTGCCCGTGAAATTAGCGCCAATTTGACCGCCAGGCCCGATGGTGTATTGTGTTTGACCAGAAACTACGGGAAAGATGATCTCGTTCTTATAGAAAACCATCATGTCTTCGTTAGACCATTGATCTAACATATCTTGGAGCATATCAAAGGCATCTTGCGCTGCTTCGGGCGTAGGTGTCTCCCCAGCTTCCAAAGCTCCTATATCTTTAAGCGCACGAGAAATTATGTCAATTGGCTGGGTCATAGCTCGTCCTATATATTAGGCGTGAAAACTTGTGGTTTCCAAGGGGGGACAATAGATTTCGACTTTTCCAAAAGCGCCAATTGTTCCTCTAACCTAGATTTTATTACACAAACACCATCTTTCATAGTCTCATTTTCAATCCACTGAGCCACCATTTCCTCAGTCACTTGAGCAAATGGAACCTTGTTTTGTGGATCTTTAAAATGCCAGTTTCCCTCAGTCTCAACTGTGTTTACCCCATCTGTCAAGGATAAATGATATTTGGCATGAGTGATGACTTCATCTTCCCCACTTAATTCTGATATTTCCCATTTGTAGTTCATATTTCACCTAAATATTGCTATGCTTACAGATGCTGGGTCTATATTTGTTCCAACAGCACCTTGAGAATAAAATTGAATTGCAGAAGTTGAATAAGTTCCATTTGTATTTGCTGATGATGCAGTACCATAACCAATTGAATAATTAGCGGTAGGAGCTGAACCACCGCCTCTATTAGTACAAGTTGCTAAGGCAGAATAATTAGCATCTATCATAGCATTTGTAAAATTTATTTGATATTGTCCAGCTCCAGCTCTAGTAATACTTGAAACATTAAAAGAAGCATTAATTGAACCACTAGATCCGACAAAATTAACCCAAGCCTGACAAGTATTTGTATTGCCTGAGCTATCTTGTAGTACAACAGGGACATTGGTGCTACTACTTGCAATAGTACCCCCTGATGATGTGCCTGTTAAAACTAA